TAGATGCGGGCGACGGCCGAGACCAGCCAGAGCGCGCCGACGCTGCGGTGGAACGGGGTGTCCTCGGCGCCGAGGTAGCGGCAGGTCCAGGTCTCGATGCGGGGGACGCCGTCCCAGGCGAGCGCCCCGAGATGGTTGCGGACCGGATGCGCGGTGATCTCGCGCGCAACGGCGCTGACGCTGCGGCTGACGATCATCGGGGTCACATTGAGCTCGCGGTGCTGCAGCCATTCCGCCGCGCGCACATCGTCGCCGTCGCTCCAGGGACGCGGGATGGGATCGTCGGCACCGTCCCACGGCAAGGCGCGCATGACGAGGATTTCCTGTCTGAACGCATCGAACACGATCGCGCCGGCGAAGGCCTCGTCGCAGCTCAGCGCGGTAATGACGTTCGCCTCGTTCCGCTCGGGCTGGCCGGCAAGGTCGAGCCGCAGCTTGTTCGACCAGATCGGACGAATCGCGCGATGGGCGAGATCGCCGGTGGTGTTCAGCCTGCGGCGCAGTTCAGCCATCTGCCGGTCGAGCACGGACATGGCGATGCCGGTCCGGGACTTGATCCGCGCGAGCACCTGCCGTTCGGGCAGCGGGTCCAACCTCGCGAGCACCAGCCGGCCGAGCAGCATGCCGAGCGCGGTCACGTCCGGCGGATTGGTCAGCGCCTCCGCTGCGGCCTCGAGCTCGGTTGCGGTGGCGCTCAGCTCGGTTGCCGAGGGGACGGACGACAAAGCGTCCACGGTCGGTGGCTCGTCGGCGCGCACCCTCGCGCCGGCGTAGTCCGCCGCGACCGCGCCGCGCATCAGGTCGTCGTTGAAGTCGTCGCCATGGAGCGGAGCCACGATTTCGTTCGGGAGGTCCGCGAGATTGAGCCGGTCGGCGAGCCGCGCCGCCGCCTGGCGCCCGGCATCGCCCGCATCGGCGAAAACGGTGACGCGCTTCACCTCCGCGGGCCATTGCCAGCGCGTCAGGCCGTCGGCGGAGAGCGCGGCCCAGACCGGGATCCCGAACATCGCCTGTGCCGCGAGCGCGGTCTCGATCCCCTCGGCGATGCCGAGATGGCCGTCGGCGCCGATCGGGAACAGTCGTACCGCGCCGTCGACCACCGAGCCCAGCATCTTCTTGCCCGCGGGCGCCTTGCCCGATCCGTCGTCGAGCAGGAAGGTGCGGTGGATGCCGCCAACCGGTGAACCATCGGCCCTTCTGGGAATTCCGACCATGCCGGGCCATCCACGCGCGCCGTCGTAGTCGGTGAGGTCGGGATGGTAGAGCAGATCGGGCGAGGACGGGTCCGACAGTCCGCGGCCGCGCAGGTAGGCCTCCGCCGGGCTGCCGGCGAGGGGCAGGCAGCCGTCAAGGATGCGACGGATCTCCAGGCTGTGGTCGACCTTCGGACGGAATGGCACCGGCGGCGGCGCGGGCCGATCCATGCGCGCCAGAGCGGCTGCCTCCTCGAACAGCCGCACCTCGGTCAGACCGGTCGCCTGGTAGATCAGGTCGATCGGCCCGGCGCGCTCTCCGGTCGAGAAGTCGAAGCCCCAGCCGGCGTATGGCCCGTCGAGGTGGATCGTGCACGAGCCCTCGTTGCGTGGCGCGCGACCGGAAAGGTCGGCGCAGCGGAGGGTCCGGCCGTCCCGCGAAGGGCGCGCCTCGGGATAAAGTCCGGGCAGCCAGTCCGGGGCGGTGGCGGCGAGTCGGTCGCGGATCGCCGCCAGGTCGAAGCGCACGGGCGGCGTCCAGACGTCGTTCAGGTCAATCATCGCGGCGGCCCCCTCAGGCGAGAATGACGAGGCCCTGCTCGGCCCGGGTGATCGCAGTGTAGAGCCAGCGGCGGCGATCGAGGTCGCTCTTGCCCAGCCCGTCGTCCCAGACGATGACGTTCTCCCATTGCGACCCCTGCGCCTTGTGGGCAGTGATCGCCCAGCCGAAGGTCGCCTCGGTCAGATGCTTCTTCTGCTTCCAGTCGCGGTCATGCCGCTCGCGGTCGAACTCGAGGTGATCCTCGAAGTGCCCCTTGTAGATCCGGAGCCGGCCCTGTGCGCCGTTGGCGTCGGGCGGCTGGACGGCCTTCCCATCCTCGTCCTTCACCACCGCCGAAAAGAACAGACTGCCTTCGTCGACCACGTCCTCGAGGGTGACGAACATGCCGTTGATCAGCCCGATGTCGTTCTGGTTCTTCAGGCAGATGATCTTCTCGCCCGGTCCTGACGGCAGAACGCCGCTGGCGTAGCCGGCGGCGTGACGCATGGCGTTGTTGAGCTGGAGGCGGGTCGCGTTCATGCCGCAGATCAGCTGGCCCGAGCGCAGCGCCTGAGCCGGCGTCACGTCGCCCTTGCGCATCTTGGCTACGCAGCGGTCGTATTCGCCGAAGCCGATCGGCGCGCCCTGTCGCGCCATGGTGGCAAGGCGGATGATCGCGCTCTCCGCCGCCTGGCGGTGGATCTCGGTCAGCATCACGTCGGGGGCGTGGCGGGTGAAGGCGCCTTCGCCCTTGATCGGCGGCAGCTGGCCGGGGTCGCCAAGCACCAGGATCGGCTTGCCGAAGCTCATCAGGTCGCGCGTCATTTCCTCGCCGACCATCGACACCTCATCGAGGACGATCAGCTTGGCGTCCGCCGCGTCGCTCTGCGGGTTGAGCGCGAAGCGCGGCTTCTTCATCTGGGCGAGCGCCTGGCGCATCGCCTCGATGCCGGCTTCGGCGGCGGTACGCTCGAATCCCGACAGACCGCGGATGCCGGTCTCGGCCTCGCGCACCTTCTTCGCCGCGGCCTCGACCTCCTCCTCGGTCGCCTCGAGCACACTGTATATGAGGCTGTGGATGGTGCGGGCGGGCGTACCCTTCTTCTTCAGCACGTAGGCCGCCTTGCCGGTGAAGGTCGCGGTGACGACACCGGGCACACAGCCGCCGTCGCGCTCGCCCTGGTGCGGCGACAGGCCGAGCTCCTCGAGGGCGAACCGCAGCACGGTACTCTTTCCGGAACCGGCATAGCCGAACATCCGAAAGACCTGCTGATCGGTGGTGCGGTTCTCGAACCAGTCCCTGATCTCGCGGATGGCCGCGGCCTGCGCCGGCGACGGAGTGAAGTCGGTCATGCCGCGCGGGCTCCCATGATGTAATCCTTCACGACCCCGCCATGCTCGGGATCGCCCACCTCGCAAGCCCGGACGAACACCTGTCGGCCATCCGCGAGCTGTCGCCAGTGGCCGCGTCGGACATGCCAGCGTGGGCTGGCGTGGGTTCCGCCCTGTGGCTCGGGGGTCCGCACCAGTCGCTGCGGAGCGATTTCGACCTGATGCCAGGTCCAGCCGCGGATGCCGGCGGAGGCGAACCTGGGGCGATGCACCCGGGAGACCGTCCGCTCGGTGACCGTTCCCGCCTCGGCGAGAATTCCCAGAGCGCGCCAGACCATTGCAGTCAGGCAATGGCCGAAGGAATCCTCCTCTGGTGCGGCGAGGGGATTGTGCTCGACCTCGGCCCAGCCACCGTCATGAAAACACGCGCGGACCAGCACGTCGCTCCACAACCGGCGCGTGCGATGCCTCGCCAGCAGAACGGCCTCCACCCCGGCAGCGGTCTCCCAGGCAAAGGCGACGAGGGCGCGAATCTCCCCTCCCTGATCTGCCACTTCGAAGATGACGCGCGGGTGGGGCAGGCGTACGGGCCCGGCCGCAAGGCGCCGCCCAGCCAGTTCGGCCTCTGCCGAGTCAAACCGCTCCTGGTCCGCGAAGTGGTAGACAGGCGCGGCGGTCAGCCGGGCGAGCTCGTTGCCGCACCAGAACTTCCGCCAATGCTGCGCAACGCGGCGTTTCAGATCGTAGGCTTCGGGGATCATGTGTGGGGCTCCGCCCGTTCGCGGCTGAAATGCTCCCCCGCAGCGTTTCCAGGACGCCGCTCACCCCAGCAGCGGTCCTGCCAGGCGCAGGCCCCGTGCCACTCGCCGGCGCTGCGGCCGCCGCGGCAGAGGACCGAGGTGCGCTCCTGCGTCACGCGCGGCAGCAACTCCGCCGCATCGCAGGCGCGCACCACCTCGACAGCCCGGTCGCTCATGCTCTGGGCGAGGCTCGGGTCGAACGAGACCAGTTCGCTGTAGAGCTCCATGGTGTCGCGGTTGAGCGCGGTGAAGAGCGCGGGGTTCGGCAGCTCGAGGTAGGCCTGGTAGAGCGCGATCTGCGCGGCGTAGACCGGTTTCGAGAGCACGAGCCCGCGTTTGACCACGTCCTTCCAGGACGACGCGCCGAGGGCCTTGTTCTCCCAGAGTGCGGGATAGGCGAGCGGCACCGGCCCGGCGACGAGGCAGCCGTCGATGTGGCCCTTGAACCGGCCATCGAGCGCCGAGAATCCGAACTGGCGTCCGTCGGTGCGCTCGGTGCGAATGTCGAAGCCCGCGAGCCGTAGCCATCCGGCAACGATGTCCTCGCCGCGATGCCCGGCCTCGAAGATCCTGAGCGTCCGCGGCTCGAAGTCGCGGCCCTCGTCCTTCGGCACGGCCAGGTAGTCATACTGGATCTGGCGCAGGCAGGCGCGGCCAAGACCGGAGGTGCTGACGTAGGTACGCGGGGTCTGCTCCTGCTGGCGGGCCAGCAGCGCCCGGTCGATCGCCCCAGCGATCAGCGCCGTGGTGTCGGGCAGCGTCATGGCGCCGCCGTACTGGTAGCCGGAACTGTGGTTCAGGTCGATCATCGTGCAGCTCTCAGAATGGAATCGGGTCGTCGTAGGTGGTGCCCGTGCTTTCGCGTTGAGCCGCCTGGCGCTGCATGCTCTCGACGTAGCCGGTGACGGCGGCCTCGATGAGCTGGTCGATCTCCGCGGCGCTGCGGTCGAAGAAAAGCGCCATCAGGCCAAGCGCGGTCAGCGCCTCGGCGAAATCCGAGCGGGCGTCCTTCAGCGCCTGGGTCTCGCGGGCGGTCTTGTCGATCATGCCGTTGGTCCTCATGGCCTGCGCGGCGCCGATGTCCTGGCAGCGCAGCGAGCAGAAGCGGTGGTAGGGATGGTCGGAGCGGCGCGCCGGATGGCGGTAGCCGAATCCCCGCGCCTCGCGGATGCAGGTCGCGCAGAGAGCTACCCCAGCAAGAATAGCGACAGGCCCTCGTTGTCCTTTGGCCGGGCCCGGATCCGATCCGAGCCCAGCAGGACGAAGCGGCAGATCGCCACTGATGCCATCGCCTCGAGATCCGCGAGCGTGAGCGACGACACCGGGGCGCCGAGCCTTCCATGTCCTTCGAGCCATCTGCCGATCTCCTGAGCTGCCTCGCGGGTGACGAAGGCCTGCCACTCGTCCGCGGTCACCCCTTCAGCCAGGCCGGGGCGCCGGTCGGAGCGGGAGCAGGCGCCGGGATCGGAGTAGGGCTGGTGACTGGAGCACCGGCGGCCGGGGCACCGGCGGCCCACGGCACCTTGGCGGTCTCCGGCGCGGCGGCCGCCGGCGTCGCCCATGCCGCCGCCGTCACGGTTGCCTCGGACTTGCGGGGCTTGGCGTTCACCGGCTCGGGCGGCACGCTCTCGCCGCGCATCACGCGGGCGTACTGCGGCTCGTCCGGCGTCACGACGTTGGCGAGCTTGTTGGCGGCCTTGTAGTTCGGGTTCGATGCCGGCTCGATCATGATGCGGGCAACGAAGACGATGCCGTCGAGCTGCCTCAGGCCCTGGATCACCCGCTTCTCGCGCGCGGCGGCGCTGTCGTCCTTGGGGTTCAACCCGAGCGCGCTGTCGATCATCGCCCGGAAGGCGCTCTTGGCGATGTTCCAGCCCTTCGACTGGCCCTTCTCGTCGACCTTTCCGCCGGCGACGGTGAAGTTCTGCCAGAACTTGCGCCGGGCATAGGGTCCCTCGACCACGGTGAACTCGCAGTCGAGCAGCCTGGCATCGCTGGAGTTGGAGGCCTTGAGCACGCCTGCGTCGGCCGGAGTGGCGCCGTTCAGGCCGCCGGGACGGATGGTCATCGCGACCCGGGCGAAGGTTCCGTCTGGGATCAGCTCGCCTGCGGGCGGGAGCTGCGGCTGGGCGTCGTTGAGATCGTACATCGGTGTCTTCCTGTTGCTGGAGGTCAGGCGGTGGCGGCCGCGCGCGGCGCTGCGACGGCGGTGTTGATCTTCGTGAGAAGCCGGCCGAGGTCGGGCGGCTCGGTCATGTCGAGGCGGCCGGAGCGGTCCTTGGCAGGCAGGCCGTAGGGGTTGCCCGCCATGCAGACGAGGCGGCGCTCGGTGGCCTTCTCGTCGAGCACCCAGGCGCCCTCGGCGTTCCGGGCGAACAGCTGCATCGAGAGCACCTGATCGACGATGCCGGGCAGTTCGCGGGCGGCCTTGGTGCCCTCCATCTGCGGCTGCCAGGTGACGGCGCCGAACTCGTCGGTCACCTTCTCGAGCACGCCGACGAAGATCACCGTCTTGCCGGGGGCATGCTGCAGGTGCTTCAACGCCTGAATCACCTCGCGGCCGAGCAGACCGTAGGCACCACGGACATCAGGCTTGCCGGTCCGCTCGGAGATCGCCTCCGGCTGCTGCCTGGCGTAGAGCATCGCCTGCCGGGTCAGGTCGGTGATCGAGTCGACGAAGACGATCGACTTCGTGGCGAGGAATGCCTCGATGCCGGTGTCGCGGTGTACCGAGCGCACGTGCTCGAAGTGCGACGCGCTGTACCAGGAGGCGCTGTCCTGGGCCGGATCGGCGCCGCCGATCAGCACGGCGAGATCGCGGAAGTCGGCGAAGCTGCGTACGGGCATGCTCGCGCCCTTCCAGTCCTGAACCGACTTGAGGCCGGCCTCGAGGTCGAGGCAGACGGTGTCATCCTCGGGCAGCGTCTTCAGGAGCGTGGTCTTGCCGATGCCCGGCGGGCCGAAGACGGCGAGCGAAGTCTTGTTCGAGGCGGCCGACAGACGTTCGTCGGCGCTGATGATGCGAAGGGCCATAGGGGACTCCAGGGTGTTGGGACAAGAGACGGACGAGCGACGGGGCGTGACCGGGCGCCGAAGGGGAGCCTGCCCGACCTCGCGGTGCGGGCTGCCCCGCCGCCCGCCTCAGCGCGCCTCCCGGAGCGCCAGCCGGAACGTCGGCTTGCCGGGCTTCACCGTGCGGGCCCGCTCGAAAGCGGTGCGGATGTGGCGCGGCCAAGCGGCGTACTTGCGCTCGGGGACGCGGAAGAGCGTGTCGACATACTCGGCCGGATCGCCGTCCTCGGCGCGGATCGCCGCGACCAGGGAGTTCAGTTCGCCCTGGTCCCACTCGACCTTCTTCGGCAGGTCCGCGATCACCGTGACCTCGCCGTCCATGAGACGGACGGTGCCGGTGTCCCGGGCGTCGGCGCGGCGAGCGGCAGCGGCGCGGTCGCCGTAGCGCAGCGCGATCGCGCCGTTGAGCCAGTCGGCGAGATGCCGCGCGGACGTCACGGCGTCCTCCGCGTCTGCCTGCAGGAGCGCGAGCACGGCCGCAGGCAGTGCGGCGATCTCGCCGATCGGCATGGTGGGCAGATCCCCGAGCTGGGGACGGTTGGCGGGTGCGTTCACTACGCGGCCTCCTCGGAGATGGTGAGCGATGCGAAGTCGGGAAGCGCGCCCCTGGCCCGCGGGCGGGCGATGGCGAGGTAGCTGTAGTCCTCGGGCCCGTGGCGAAGCTGGACGAGATGGACGAGACCGCGCTCGGCGAGGTCGTGGGCGCGGGCACCGAGCTGCGCGAGGACGGCCCGCGCCGGCGTGTCCTTGCGCCGGCCGAAGGATGTCCGGTCGAGCGCGAGAAAGCCGC